TATACAACAATCAATGATGTTAAAAAGACAATTCATAACTTAGAACTGTTATATAAAAGGAAAGAGTATTCTCATAAAAGAATATGGCAAGTGGGAATGATACTATATGTTCGGTTAAAGATATTAAAAAAAATAAAACCAGTACAATATGAACTTGCATTAAAATATTTTAAATTTTTAAAGTATCGTACTTCACTTCCAAATGATGAACGATATAAACTGAAATTTATACCATAGGATAATTATATATTTATTGAAGGCAAATGGATTTGTAGACTGTAAATATTATGTGAGTAATAAATAGAATGGCGACGAGAAGAGCTAGAAAAAGCAAGATGGCTACCCGGAGAAAAAGTGGTGGTGGCAAGCAGAAGCCTGTTTCAGCTCGCAATGCAGCGATGATTGCCGCGAAGAAGGCAGAAGTGGCCGCTGCAAGTGCAAAGAAGGAGAATACGAGTGCCGAAAAGCGAGCAAAGAAGGAGGCACACAAGGCGCGTATGAATGCAGAGGCTGCCGCCGAGGCCGCAAAGAAGGCCGATGAACTCGCGAAGGAAATGGAAGAGAAGCTGAAACTTTTGGAGTCTTCTAGAAATCTGGTTAAAGAGTCTGCTGCAGCAGCGCATGCTGCAAACAAGGCGAAGCGCCAAGCAGCGAGAAATGCAGCCGAGGAACGCGAGGAGGAGCGTAAGAAACAAGCGAAGCTGGTAGCAAAGTGGGAGAAAGAAAGACAGAAAAATAATGCGTTAAAGCAGTTTGAGAGATTTGCAGCGGCAGAAGAGAAGGCCCTTAATAAAAAGTATTGATGGTGAAATCGTATGTTATTAGACCATAATAATTAATAAATATTTTATTAATTATTATTTTTAAAAATATCATCCTACTCCTTATTCATCACCCTTCTTAGCCGCATCGCGCTCCATCTTACGCTGCAATGCAAGATCAGGTGCATCAAAAAGACTTCCATGTTCACCCTCTGACGGGCCAACAACTGACATAATCTCCTTTTCACCACGACCAGGACCCTTGCGATTTGCAGCATTCTTGGCATCAGGATTCTTGGCAAAGAACTGATCACGAGCCTCCTCATTTTCCTTGTATGACTTCATGAGATCATTGAGCTGATCCTCAGCATATTCATGTTCAGAGACATCATGAGGATTAGGGTCCCATGCAAGCCATTTTCCAACCTGTGCAACAAAAATATTATGTACAGGATCATTGCGCTGTAGCTTCTTAGCTCTTGCAGTAGCCTCCTCTTGTGTCGCATAATTTCCACGCAACTTTACACCACGAATGCTCGTCTGAAACTCATTCTTAGCATGAAAGTCCTCTTCTAGCTTCTTTCCATGTGAGTAAATAAAATCGTCATAAGACTCTTTGAGGGTTGTCTGTTTAATGTCACTTGCATTCTCCTTAACGAAGGCTTGGTATGAATCAAGTACACCATCAATACGGATACGGCTCTGACGACAGATGTCAGATGCTCCACTTAGATCAGATTCCATAAGACGAACCGCCTCATCATCAATCTTCTTATTAAATTCCAGAACCTGCTTTGCAAGGAACTTCTCTAGATTCTTGGTCTTCCAAGTCACTTCATAATTTTTTAGATATTGTTCAAAAAAATACAGATCCTTCCGAGCAAGTACTTTTTCAGGGCTTATAAAGCTCAATAGAGCAAAACGCTGTCCCGGGATTTCATTATCTTCATCAAGAAAGTCTTCCTTTGTTGGCGCTGACATTCTTCTGTTATATATTAATCTACATTTGAACTCTTTACGCATCCTCCCGGACATTTTTTTCACAACTCAGAGTATAGAAGAAATGGAAGGTAGCGTAGCTGATTTTGTTAACCGTGCGCTCAAGTATCTCCTAGAAGGCCTCGCTGTAGCCGTAGCCGCTATCTATATCCCCAAGCGCTCTCTTCCTCTTGATGAGATCGCCGCCCTCGCCCTAGTAGCCGCCGCAGTCTTTGCTCTCCTTGACGTACTCGCCCCCTCTGTAGGCGTAACTGCTCGCCAGGGTGCTGGATTCGGTCTAGGTGCAAATCTCGTCGGTTTCCCCATGCACCGTTAAACAGCTGGTTTAATGTAAATAAATAAATGATGTATAAGAAATTTATACTAAGTTTCTTATAATTCCATTGCTATAAAACCATAAATTTAATGCCTAAATTGATCGTATATACTCCCAACGCATTTCTTCACAAATACTCTGCCAGACCTTACTCTGCTGATACAACTTATCACGATTCTTTAGCAAGGGAAAACTCGCTAAAAATTCGTCAAGCTCCAAAAGTTCACAGAATTTATATAAGACATAGGAATATGACAAAAAGTTTCGCCGATTTTTCGGACAATGTTTCTGGAAACTCGGTTGAATTTCCTTAAACATATGACGTAGTTTTTCTTCAGTCTCACGATCCATTACAGGAGCGATGCTACCATTCAAACGACTAATAATATATGGAATATGATCATACTGGCGATTGAGTTTTAGCTTCCTCAAAATTTCTCGCATCTGACGATATTTTATATTCTTGAAATCAGTAATTCTCTGTTTTTTGAGTTCAGTTGTGATTTGATCCAAGACATCCTGTGGAATGTCAGTACTTCCTTTGGCTTGAAATTGCGCCAATAATTCATTAAAATGATTAATTCTCTTATAAGCATAATAAGAAGACTCACGAGGGGGATCCTTGTATGATGGGCGATCACTATCAATCAAAATAAATTCTGTCATTCCACATTCTGTACAATATAACATGGCCTCATTCTGACTAAACATCATATCTGCACCACATTCTACACATTCACCAGACATATCATCAAGCTCATTTGTCTTACGAACATATTCTGGATTTATTCGCTGTAGATATTTGTCCAAAAGTACGTCACGATTTACAGGATCATTCTTATTCTTTTTACCTTTTTGCTCCTTTTCTCTTTCCTTCTCTTTTTCTTTTTCAACTTCAGCATCAAGTGACGCAGCCGTATCTAATGCACTCAGTACATCTCCAGGTTTACGCTTAATCCATTGATTCGTTGAAGTAGTCTGACCACGTGAAATTTTATCTTGAAGTTCATAATAATCAAATAAAATCTCTCCAGTATCTAGTAAATAATTATAAAGTCTATCATTATTATTTTTTGTATTCAATTGCTCTCTTAATTTCATACATTTATTTTCTAACTGGCCACGAATTAAATCATCGCTTGTATCATTTATTCTTTGCTCCAGAGTTTTTATATCCTCTTTTATAAATAAAGATTCTTCGTGTTCATCTGTAATCTTCATAAGCTGATGTTGATGAATTACATCTAGCGTTGTACGTTCTTCAGGATTACTTCGTTTAGTTGGCTTTATCTTAAAGAATCCATCACTCCCGGACATAATTTTAGTTCTACACATGTTCTTTATAATTGTTTAAGCATATCCCATACTCTGCGCTCTAGAGTGTAAAAATGATTCCCGGTTAAAAAAATACGTTTCGCCAAAATTTTTTTCTAAACAAGGGGTATAGACAGAGATGACTGGTGGTGGTTTGATGCAGCTTGTAGCTTATGGTGCCCAGGATGTTTACCTAACTGGTAACCCTCAGATTACTTTTTTCAAGGTGGTATACCGCCGCCACACCAACTTCGCCATGGAGTCCATTGAGAACCCTTTCAATGGTGCCCCCAACTTTGGCAAGAAGGTAACTTGCACGATCCAGCGCAACGGTGACTTGATCTACCGTATGTACCTCCAGGCCACCCTCCCTAAGGTAACCCTCCAGACGGCTGACGGCTCTGGCGCCCAGTTCCGCTGGCTCAACTGGCCTGGCCACAACCTCATCAACTCTGTTGAGCTTGAGATCGGTGGTCAGCGCATTGACAAGCAGTATGGTGACTGGCTCCACATCTGGAATGAGCTCACCCAGGAGGCTGGCAAGCAGGCTGGTTATGCCAAGATGGTAGGCAATGTACCCCAGCTCGTAAACACGCTCGTACAGGGTGGTGAGGACTGCGACGCCTTCTGCGGCTCTGGTGCCCCCAACACTCTTGATGAGGTAGTAAAGTGCTCCCCCGAGTACACGCTCTACATCCCCCTCCAGTTCTGGTTTAACCGCCACCCTGGCCTCGCTCTACCTCTCATTGCTCTCCAATACCACGAGGTACGCATCAACTTGGAGTTCAACACCATCAACAACATGTGCTGGGACATCACCCCCCAGATCACCAGCAACCTCCACACGGTACGCGACCGCGTATCCAATGCTGGCCTCGTAGCCGCCTCCCTCTATGTAGATTACATCTACCTAGACACGGATGAGCGCCGCAAGTTCGCCCAGGTAGCCCACGAGTACCTCATTGAGACCCTCCAGTTCACGGGCGGTGAGTCCATCACGTCCACGGCCAACAAGATCAAGCTCAACTTCAACCACCCTTGCAAGGAGCTTGTATGGGTAGTACAGCGTGACTCCTTCGTATCTTGCGATGACTCTGTAATCAACCCCTGGAAGGGACAGCAGCCTTTTAACTACTCTGACTGGTGGGACCGCGCGTGCCTAGAGTCTGGTTACTCAGTAACCCGTGTTGAGGGCATGGCTGGCTACAACCCTGTAGTAACGGCGCTCATCCAGCTCAACGGCCACGATCGCTTCACTCTACGCGAGGGCCGCTATTTCAACGAGGTACAGCCCTTCCAGCACCACACCAACGTACCCGCTGTAGGTATCAACGTATACTCCTTCGCCCTCCAGCCTGAGCAGCACCAGCCCTCTGGCACGTGCAACTTGTCTCGCATTGACAACACCACGCTCCTCCTAACTGTCTCCAACAACGCTGTAGGCGCCACCACCTCCTCCACGGTACGTGTATACGCCACCAACTACAACGTCTTGAGAATTATGTCCGGCATGGGGGGCCTCGCTTTTTCCAATTAAAACGTGGGGACATTGCGATTTACCGAGTATGTTTTTTGGAATATTTTTTAAATTTATTTTTTAAAAATTGATTAACATTAAATTTACATTTCCTGATTAGAAAATGGGGACATGTAAAGCACTTGTTCAAGAAGGTATAAGAAAAGGAGAAAATTGTAAATTTCCTTCTAATGAAACATTATATTGTGGTAGACATCAAAGAAATTATCTTTATGATACTTTAATAACAGAAGGAAAAATTCCCTGTAGATTCTTCTTTCGTGGTTGTGACAATTTGCTTGATACCATAATACCAAATTCTTGTTTATCATGTCGTGAAAAAATATCAAAAAAGTCTTCATCTTGTAAACATGAAGGTTGTAAATTTAAAACAAATGGTGAAAAATATTGTAAAAAACATGAAAGGGATAAATATTATGATGAAGAAAAAGAAACGGGAATAAAATATTGTGATATTGCTAGAGGATGTTTTACAATTTGTGAAAATGGATTAAAAACATGTAGAACTTGCCTTGATAAAGAAATTATTAAAGATAAACAACGAAATAATAAGAATAAAGTTATACATAATGCACTTGAATCTAATATAGATACTAAAAAACAATTATGCTGTAAGTGTGGAAAGGATTATGAAAAATATTTAACAAAATATAATAAAGAAAGTAAAATATGTAAAAAATGTACAGATAATCAAGCTAAGCAAGATGATAAAAGAAAAGATAGAAAACGTAATTATAAAAAAGAATATTTAAAAAATTTAAATGTTTATTATAAACAATATATTACAAGTGCTTATAAAAGGAATTATGTTATGGAACTACAATTTAATGAATTTGAAGATTTAGTAAAGAATAAATGTTATTATTGTGATTATCAAAAAGAAAATGAGGTAAATGGTATAGATAGGGTAGATAATACAAAAGGATATATAAAAGAAAATTGTGTATCGTGCTGTGAAGTATGTAATAGAATAAAACATGTCTATCATAAAAATTTCTTTATTGAAAAATGTAGAATTCTATCAAAACAAATTCAACCTTCAGAAAAATTTTATAATAAATGGAAAGAATATTATTATAGATGTAATATACATAATTATAAAACAGATAAACATCAAGCAGAAAATAAAAGAAATCTAAAATTTAATATTACTCTGGAAGAATGGAATACATTAACACAATATCCATGCTATTTATGTGGATATAAAAGTATAAAAGGAATCGGCCTTGATAGAGTTGATAATAATATACGTGAATATAATATAGAAAATGTAAAACCTTGCTGTGGCTCATGTAATATTATGAAAAATGAATTATCACTAGATGAATTTCTAAAAAAGGTAGATAAAGTTGCACTAAAATGGAAAGATTCTACAATATCTGATGACTACCCTACTCAAAATATAGTAGTTAAGACTCCAAAACCCCTTGAAAATCGTATTAATTGGAAATCTGCAGGAGTATATTATTCCTTGCTAAATAAAACAAACGAATTCTATGAATCACAAAAAGATATATTTACAGAAGATGAATATGATACTCTTAAAATATATATTACAACAAATCAAAAGCATGAATCGTTGGAATATATTAAACAATTACTTTCAAAACTGAATAAACGTCGTAAGCGTTTGAAATAAAACCACATCTACTGAACAAACAATTTATCAATATTTTCTATCATCTTAATAAACTTTTGAGTATATAAGCCATGTTTCTGAAGTAATAAAGTCAGAACAGCACGTGATCCCTTATATTTTTCAACAGCGCTTTCAAGACCCTTTGATAAAATATAATTTGCATACGGTACATCACTATCTTTATCGCGGTAATCATCCATCAATTGAAACATAATTCCAAAATGGAGTCCCATCTCCTTAAAATCATCCAGAGATCCCTGATCAGATTTTCCAGAAAAGAATCCCCCCATCAAAAATGAAAATGAGAAAAGCGAACACGTCTTATACTTAATTATGTAATCATTCAGAGATTCAGTCTCACTAAATTTTACATTAAAATATGATTCTGCGTCTCCTTTCAAATCCAGAAATTGTCCAATTACTAAATTCTTTCCCAATAATTCACACCACTCATTCGTCAAGATTTTCAAGCTAGAAATATTATCAGAGGCCTCCAATCCATCAATTACAATTCGCAGAGTTTCAGAAATCATGTAGTATGATGAAAGAATTGCTTCATTATTTCCAAATTGTTTAAATGTACTTAGCTTACCTCTTCTAAAAGTATCATTGTCCATACAGGGCAAATCATCAATTACAATACTGGCAGCATGAATCATTTCTACACTAACAATTGGCTGCCAAGGGACTTCATCGGAACTCTTTCCAGTGAGCGTTTCAATGATATGCTTCACAATGAAACCTCTTACACACTTTCCGCCATTTATTGAATATTCCATGAGTTCTCGTATCTTACTTTTATCCAATTTAGAATAATATTTATCTAGATATGGCTGAACCTCATCGGAATACATTTATATTCCTGGATTATATTAAAAAAATTTCAATTATACGTATTATTTGTCTAAAAATAAAGTATACGTATATTATATAATGTTTTTGGAAATTCTATCTTTAATATACGGTATTTTAATAAATATAGTAGATACTATACATGACTCCAACATATTATTAGATTATAAACCAATAACAGATTCTATATTAATCGGAATGACATTATTCTTTTTTTTGTACGATAGAATTATCTCTATTTTTGGTTCTGGCCTTTTTACAATAGGCGGGATCGCGGGGCTCATTTTAATTCCACGTTCTGTAAATGCAAAGATATGGCTTTCTTTAATTTATTTATCTATTCCGATTTTCATTTACCATCTTTTTAACATTAATCATTTACTAGAAATCTTACAAATTGAAGATATACTTCAATTTATCTTTACAGTCATACCGATTATAGTTATTGCATTATTACTTGCTTTGGTAGAAGATATTCTTATACCAGAAGAATATAGTACTAGGAAAATTTATGATAAAACTTTTCAAGTTATAGTAATGCTTTCTTTTCTATATTTTGTAAATTTTTCATCGTATTTTAGTGATCTAACCAGTAAAAATAGGTTGGTATTGAATGTTTTCGCTTCAGTTTGGTTAGGGTATGCAATCGCATGTACGATTTCCCTTATTGCATTTCCCAATATATTTCAGAAAAAATAAGATCATATCTCTATAATTTTGAAAACAACTCTGAAAGTTCATCCACTTCCACATTTTTATGTTTTACATATATTTGATCGTAGCCATATTTCAAAGCAGACTTTATTGTTTCAGAAAGTTCCAGTTTTAACTCTTCATCTTCTGTAGTCAATAATTCTTCCAATTTTCGTGTCAATGTTTTTAAAAGAGTATATGGATCATTCCATATATCATTTTCATTTGTAGTATTTATACTTGTCGCGTCACTGTTATAATTTATATTACTTTCTTTTCGTAATGAATAATATAAAGCATTCACAAGTGCAATAACCATATTATCAACCTTTTTTCTATCTTTTGTTGTATTCGTCTTCTTCAAGAGTAACTTTATTAGATCTACAGACTTTTTGAGAAATAGATTCGGCTCCATTTCAGAAGCAATTAACTCTTCAACAGTCTTTTTAAGTTTTAATTTAATCGGTTGTTTCACTGTTTTTTTGAAACGTTTTGTTGAGATCCCCATTCGTGATTGAATCGCAGAAAGCTTAATATTTCTATACGTCATACCTGTAAGTTTATGCTTGCGTCTTTGTTTTTCTAATTTCTTAGATAATTCTGCATTATATTTAACGCCACCTTCCATCCTATTCGGGTGTTATAAATAGAAATGAGCATAGGCTTTCGTCTTGTTAAAATTGCGGATATAGGGTACATAACTGTACTTTACTTCCTTTCCGGTCTTATTATGGCAAGATTCATTGATAATTACCTTGGATCATTTGATCCAGAAGAGGAATCTAAAAAGAGTGACATACAGATTATTTTAGAGATAATCTTCTATTTATGGGTCAACGGTATTACAATATACATTCTTCGTAATATAATAGGATTTATACCTTCACCATTTCATGGAATCTATGGACTCAAGCATGATTTACTCAATGAATTAAAACAAGCACCCATCTTAGAATTTACAATTTTATACTACCAGATACATTTAACCGACAAACTGAAATTTCTCTATAAAAAATATTCATCAACGAATAAGGTATAAATATCCTTACTTCTAGATATCTACTACATTTCGTTGATCTTCCCAAATGACTTCAAGATTGCCAACATATTCCTTATAATCTGTTGCCTTCATTGTAGATTGTTCAGAATTTAAGAGAACAATCAAAGCGAATACTCTTCTGTGAAGAGCAGATCCAGATTCCTTTTTACTAAGATTCTTCCATTTCCATTCAAATTGAAGTGCAGATTTCTGATTGGGAAATCCAGTAATATGACAGACTCGCTTCCATTGGCTATTGTGCGTCGCCTTTGCCCCACCCGATAGAATCTGATTATGTTGTTGAAGTCGTCGTTCTACATCAAGAGTAGCTCCCACATATGTTTTGTTGCCTTTTACTTCCTGCAAGAGATAGACCTTCCACATTATATTAATAATACTGTAGACTCTAAATAGGATGCGATATACTCGCAATTATAGAAA